CTGCTACGTCAGGCACTTTAGCCTTGACTTCTGATTTAACAGGAGGCACAGTTACATCGGTAGCGATGACTGTTCCAAGTGCATTCTCTATTAGCGGTTCACCGATTACGACTTCAGGAACGCTTGCGCTTTCAGTAGGTGGCACATCAGCACAATATATCGACGGAACAGGTGCGCTTCAAACGCTTCCGCAAGGTGTAACGTCAGTAAGCGGAACTGCACCTATTACAAGCACGGGAGGCACGACACCTGTAATCGGTATCACAGCAGCTACTACAAGTGCGGCAGGTTCTATGAGCGCGGCAGACAAAACATCGCTTAATAACCTGACAACGAAATACGAAGAGGACGAATTAAACACGGGGCAAAACACCACGATGAATTCTAGCGTAAGTGTTGCATCTAATAAAGTCGTAGACATTATGGGTGATGCCTTAGCTGACACGAGCAACGCAAACAGCAAGAAGTTTTTAGGTTTTCACACGGGCAGCGGTGTGTGCGTATTGCAAGGCATGGTAGATGCATCTGCTTCCATTAGCGGAGCAACAGCAGGTAGTCCTTTGTGGATTGGGGCAAGTGGTGCGTTTAGTGCTACAGCACCAACAACGGCAAATTATTATTCAAGGGTAGTAGGTCATTACATAGGAACAGGACAAGGTGGAGAAGAATTAGTTTATTTCAACCCGTCTCAAGATTGGGTACAAATTAGTTAATCATGGCAGAAATTTCAGGAGTCCCAACAGCGGACATAGACAACGTAGATGGTTTTTTCACTACTCAAGGAGGAGGAGGCGTTTCACCTGACCCTGTTTTAACGGGTGCAGGGACTATGGTTGCATTTACTAAGAGCATCCCTTTCTATCCGACAATAAATTATGAGTATGACAAACGCTCCTACAGCAGCCATTCCTTCACGAAATTGTCCGCAAGTGCAGATTATGGGACAGTTTGGGGTATTAAGTCGGACGGTACTTTGTGGTTCTGCGCAGTAGATAGAGCGTATTGGACTAATGCTATTTCAGTGGCTAATGCAGATGGTGAATGGCATCAGTATGGTACGGACACAGATTGGACTGATATAAGTTCAGGAAGACAATGTTTTGGAGCTATTAAAGGAGGAGATTATTATTTCCTAGGAAGGAACAATAAATACCAAAAGGGGCAAGGGGCTTCAGGCACCATAAGTGATTGGGTTTTATCTAACAACTCTTTGACATGGGCGCAATGTGCATTAGGTGAAGCGAATACAGTTTTAAGAACTTCAACGGGTGAGGTATATACGTGTGGTCAAAATGGCAATTACGCAACGGCACAAGGCACGACTTCAGGTTACACTACAGTCTTGACTAGAGAAGACAATTTATTGACTGGTGTAACATGGGTAGGCGCGGGTAACTTTGATTCGTCAGCGGTTATCGGTGGGCAAATATATTTCACAGGTCAAAACTCTGGTCCACACGCGGGATTCCAAAGCACTTCACAGAGCGATGTAAATGGATTTACAGCAGTAAACACAGCAATTACAGACGTAGTTTCTACGCATCACCATTCTAGATACAGCCTATTTGCTGTAACTACCAATGGGAGCATTCGCTTTGCAGGTTACGGAAATGGCTATGGCAGACCCGACAACAGTACAGCAAGCCAAACATCCGCAACAAATCAGCTAAACATACTTACGGGCGCAGGTACGGGTTGGACAGCATTCTTTGGAACTGCGTCCGATTCGTCGGGTAGTCGTTATGGAGGTGTCGGTATCAAGTCAGGTAGTATGCATATTGGCGGGAGTAATTTTGTCGGACAAATACAAAGTTTGACTAATAACGCGATAACAAATGGCACTTGGTCAGCACTAACAAATTCAGGAACACCTAGCGCGGGTTCAATTGGAGAAACTTTAATGGTAGTATCATGGTCTTAGAAGGAACATATAGAGTAGAAGTTAATGAAGACACAGATTTTTCTGTGACATGGACGGATAGCGCAGTACCGTTTATGGCTTGGGGATACGACCAAGAATCGTTAGATGAATGCGAAGAAGTTGACGGGGTTTATTTTGCTACGTATAGCACTTGGGTGATAACTATCCCACAAACTAGGACGTACGTAACGGCAACAGGAACAGAAACAATTACAATCCCTGTTGGGGAGTACGGAATAAAGCCATGATGGACACGCATATTGTCAGCATGATTATTGAGGGTGTTGTGTTGCTGTCAACAGGTGTGGCAGCATGGACAAAACTCAATCAAGAAGTCACAATCTTGAAGTCAAGAATCATCAATCTTGAGAGACGAGAATCAGACATCCAAAACACACTTGAGAAGTTGGTCGAAGGGGTCAATGAGCTGAAAATTCTGCTTGCGAGGCAGGGCATCGAGTGACAAAAAAATCGCCTCTCCACGGCTAGCCTAGCTAGGGTTTTTTAATATCTTCTGTTAATGAACACCAACGTTACCGAAACCACTAAAGTTGCTGAAACGGCAAAAAAACTACCTTCAGCGTTAAATCGTTAAGTCATGAAATCACTAGCCTCGAAGCGTATAATTCTTCACTGTTCTGCCACAAAAGTTGACCCGTTCTTGGACGCAAAAACAATCAAGAGATGGCACGTTGACGGCAATGGTTGGTTGGACATCGGGTATCACTTTGTCATCAAGACAGACGGCACGATTGAGCAGGGGCGTTCTCTTGAAATGCAAGGTGCGCACACCAAGGGTCACAACGACAGCATCGGGGTGTGTTACATCGGAGGCTTGAGCAACCAAGGTCACCCCAAAGACACAATGACACCTGCTCAGGTCACCTCATTTGAAGACATCGTGTTGAGCCTGCGGTGTCTGTTTGGCGAGATGAACTTGCATGGGCACAACGAGTTCAGCAAGAAGGCTTGTCCGTGCTTCGATGTGCGGTCTAAATTTGATTACTTACTTTAGCAACATGGATATACTCACAAACTATTGGGCGGAGATACTGCTCGGACTAATGGCGTTCATTAAGGTCGTGGTCAACCTCACTCCTACGCAAGCTGACAACAGAGTCTTTGGATGGCTTGATGTTCTCATTAACGCTATCGTAGCTGACAAGCGCAAGAAGCGACAAGCAGCTAAACAAGCTAAGAAGAAGAAGGCGAAGGAATAGACCATTAGTTACGCGCGGATGCCTGCGCGCTCATATGTGTGAGCGATTAGTAGTTAACGTTTTCCTGCTTCAGATTTGGAGACAGGGAAACTTCAGCCTACCTTAGCCCCGTATTCCAATTAGACTTCATGGTTTGGTTTGGATTGTTTGACGACACGGAGAAGCCTTATCCCTAGCGGGGTAGGGCTTTTTTGGTTTGTAAGAATACGTCAAAAAAAATTTGCCTCTCTGCGCCTAGCTGAGGTAGCGTCTCCAAGAAAGATGCAAAATAAATTTGGATTTGAAGAAAAGAAAGCCCGACCTTCGTGGGGTCAAACAAATTTCAAATCTCTACTACCATGTCTATCTCTACTCCTTCTCCTGCTAAGTACTACACTACTCAATCATTCATCGTTAACGGTGAGAAGTTCAACTGCGAGTGTTGGTTAGTCCGCAAGGAACTCTCCATGGATGCTCCGCGCTTTTGGTCTGTTGACATCTTCCATTCCGCAGGAGGTGACCTGTTCGTCGATTCTTACGAGGGTGACGACCTCCGTAGCCTTGAGACTTACATTGCTAACAACGTTGTGTCAAACCTTGAGTACTTACTCGCAGCCTAATTCATATCCGTCAAACATCTAATCTATCTATCATGGAAACCTACTACAACATCTACGTGTCCATCTCCTCAGGAGAAACCCTCCCTGTCCTACTTAACGCTCCTTCATTCACTCAAGTTAAATACGCTTCCAAGGCACTTCACCTCAGCGAGTATCAAGTAGTTATGTTCTTGAAGAGATGTGCCGAGGCAACGTCATATCCCTATATGGAGATTCACGGAGAGAATGTCATCTGTGGCGAGATTTCAAATTACAACTTAGGATAATGAATACTAAAAAGAACATCTACGAGGTTGTCACAGAGCGTGTGATAGCAGGACTCAAGGAGCAAGGGCTCAAGTACTTCCGACCCTTTACCGTAGACGGCAACATCTACGCACCTGTTAACCACAGCACAGGTAAAGCATACAAGGGCATCAACACCTTCCTCCTCAATGCTGAGATGTGGGCACATGGCTACTCACGAAATGAGTGGGTCACCTACAAGCAAGCAGAGGCGTGTGGAGGCTCTGTCAAGAAGGGCGCGCAGGCTACGGGTATTGTCTTTTGGAATGTTAGCTACTGCCACAAAGACAAGTGGTACTCAGCAGCACAGCTTCAGAAGGCAGGCATCCGTAAGGCTGATGCCTCTGAGGGTTGGTCAATGCGTGTCTACTATGTGTTCAACCTTGAGCAATGCGAGGGTCTTGAGGCTAAGTACTCAAGTGAGGCTAACGCTACCTTAGAACCTTCACTATTGGATGCCTACTGCACACGAGAGAGCATCTTTACTATAGTGGGAGACAAGGCTGCTTATAGCCCAAGCAAGGATGCTATCATGATGCCACCTAGAGACAGCTTTGTGAGTCAGGCTGCCTACGACCACACGTTCATTCACGAGGCTATCCACAGCACAGGTCATCCTAAGCGCCTAAAGCGTTTTGAGATGGACACAGAGTTTGGCAAAGAGGCTTACAGCAAGGAGGAGTTAGTAGCTGAGATGGGAGCGCAGATGCTCAGTAGCCTATGGGACATTGACTTCGACCAAGAGTCCTCACAGGCTTACATCAATGGATGGGCTAGTGCCCTGACTGATGACCCTAAGCTGATAGTGTATGCAGCATCACAAGCGAGTAAGGCAGTAGACCGCATAATCGAGTCCTCACAGGCTTATATGGCAGGATGAGCCTCGCTGCCTCAGGGAAGCTCTCAGAGCCTCCTTGGGGCATCGCTAGGCGCAGCGTTAGGAAAGACCTAATCGTTGCTTCTCCCTAGCGAGAACTCCTTCAGCGCGTAGCCCCTAATCGTCATTGTTAACCAAAAAAAATTCGGCTCTCTCTCCCTAGTCCCCGTAGCGTTTCAAAAAAAAACCAAAAATAAATTTGGATTTATGATAATGACACTCCCATCTTAGCGGTATCTAATTTTAAATCCTCTCTCTCATGAACTCTCCTCTCAACCCTAGTTTCCCTACCGAAGGCGTACATCCCTTCATATGTGAAATCACAGGCTTCACACACATGGTCGATGTAGCGACTATGGAGACTATCGAAATCGTCAAATAATCCTCTTACTTTAATACCTACCGCCATGACTACTCCTACTACCTACCCTACCGCTTCTCAACTGCTCTACACCCTACGTTCTAAGGGTTACAGCATTAGCGTGTCTGACTACTGCTTTAACGAGACTCTAGGCGAGTGGAATGTTTACATCACCACTCCTCAGAACACCTTCATCACAGCCGTGCATATGCAATGGGGCGGAGAAGACGGGTTGTTTGATGCCCTACGAATCAAAGAAGTTATCCTCCCTAGCGGTGAAGTTTGCAAGGGAGAGAAGTACCTACAAGACCGTCACATCATGCTAGTCAAGAAGGTGTGGGCATAAGACATACTGATGAGGCTTCAATAGCCGAAACGCTCCTAGAGGGCGTCTGTGTCAAACAAATCTAAATCACACAATCATGAAGAGTTACTTTAATGGAACAGGAGAGTTACAGGCAGAATATGACCGCCTATGGGACAAGCACGTACCCGCATCAGGAGAAGCATCAACTAGACATGGCGAGGCTATCCGCGCCATAGGCAGGTTCTCCTATGACATCTACAACAACGGAGGCGGTAACGTGATGAACGGCTATGAGGATTACGAGATGAGCCGCTTCTTTGCTGACTTAGCTGACAAGCTAGAGCGGTTCATGTACCCAAAAGAGACTAACCTCTACAATCGTCTCAGAAGCATATGCCGTTCTGCTAGTGAAGATTGGGAGCATACAGCAAAGTTGTTTGAGCCTATCATGACTGCTGTTGTACTGAAGGTTCTTGAAGTAGAGAAAGAACAAGAGCTACTTCAGAAAACCATGAAGGAGTTCAACAGAGATTGGAACAAGCTGAATAGCTAAGGCATACTGATGAGACCTCACAGGTCGAAACGGGGTTATGCCCCGTCTATGTCTAACCTCCTAAACAACAAATCAAATGGAGAATACTATTAGAGAGATGGCAAGCGCCATCATGAAATCACAAGAGCAGTCTATACTGACTCTTGAAGAACACTTAACGCAGATGGCTGACCTCGGAGAGGCTAATGCCGCGTTTATTGCTAGAGCATACGAGGCAGGTTACAAGCAAGCCCGTGTCCATGCTGAGAAGGCTGTGTCAGAATCCTCATGGAATCGAGAGGTAGATATTGACATATCTATTGAAGACACAGAGGTGTCCGTCTGTAAGGAGGTCGATGTGTATATTGGTGAAGATGAGTTAGAGTACCGCATGGATGACTATGAGGACATCGAGGGTACGTACTCAGAGTGGTTAGCAAATAACTTAGGCGCTCACCTAAGTGAAACCACGAAGGTTCAAGAGACGGCATCTGAGGACGTTAAAACACAGGGTCATGCGTAAGCCTCTTCCTGAACAGACCCTTTCCCTAGCATATGATGAGGCTGTGTCTATGACAGTTGAGTTGTATCGCACCACGAATACCTTAGAGAGAGATGCCGCTCAGACGCAGCTAAAGGCTGATGCTCTCCCTAATCACCCTGACGCTATGCCTGAGTACAGAAGGTTGTACTCTATGCTGTCAGATTCTGCTGACGTTAGAGCCGCAATGTATGAGGCTCGTATTGCCCTAAATAAAATCCAATCTTTAACCGCTAAATACAAGAAGCGATGAATTTCTCTCACAACCCTATACACGAGGCAGCGCGTGTAACTAATGATAAGCTGTCAGCCTTCAACCGAGGCGTAACTGACCTCGGTGATTACAAACGAGCAAAGGTGAGCAACACTCTCACCTACGTGATACAAGGACACCTCGAACATCTCCATGCTCAGCCTATCATTAAAGATGAGCTGCGCTTCTGCAGGCAGATGTGGAAGAACCTGTTTGATATGCAACAGACCCTGAAGTTGTTTCGATTAGAGACGCAAGAGTTGACCGACCTTCATGATATGTGGGGTCAAGCTGTCAGGTGGGCAGAGAGACGTCAAGAGTTGGCGAGCAAAGAATCAAGCGTAGATGCTATAAAGACTCTGTTCGATGAAGAAGTATAGAGTAGGCGACCCCGTGTGGTACACTCCGAGAGCAGGCATCGCAAACGTTGCCACTATCACTAACATCGAGTTGACTACCCGACCTGACGAGAAGTATGGAGAGCAGGTGGATGAGGTAGAGGTAGATACAGAGTTGTTCGTGATGGATGTCCGCCTGATAGTCGCTCCTCCTGCAGGCAAGAGGTATGACATGGACAAGTGGGCACGACCCGACCAAGTGCATTACATGAGTGATACAGACCGACAGAGATACGTTAATATAAACCCTAATCAAGATGACTAAGGAACACGCCCTAATGACTTTGAAACGAATCGTAGATGACTACGATAATCACATGGAACAGACCTACGGCAGAGATGTCTACTTCTCACAGATAGCCAAAGATGGATATGGCGCACTACGCTACATTGATAATTGGTTTGGAACTGACCCCGTCATCGGATTATTCCCTGAGGACGAGAGAGGAGCGAGAAAGAACCTTCAAGACCTTCGCTAAATGGAGCGTAGCGAGAACAACGAGGAGGCAACCTTGCCTAGCGAGAACTCCTCTCAGGCACATCCATACGACGACCCGAAGGAGCGACTACGTGGTCGGCTAATCACGGTGAAGTGGGAAGTAGAGTATTGTCTTGAACAATTAGAGAAGCTATGAGCCATTACGACGACTACACAGCAGGAAAGTACTACGGCTCTCCTAAATCATCAGGAGCCATCGTGTTCAATAAGACTCCGATGAGCATACCCGTTTCAGAAGAAGCTATTGAGAACACATCATCTGTGGAGAAGATGATAGCAGACGGCATCACCTGTGCAGTAGGCTACGAGGCGTTCGGCACGAGTGAGTGGGTTCACTTCATTAGCTTTGAGCCGATAGATGACGTGAAGGCTTATTGGAAGAACACGAATTACGGATATACATTAATAGAACCAATCGAAACGTGGCTCGCTTGGTCTAAAAAAACAAGCCACAAATAATCAGTTATGGAGACAGAACTAAAAATCACACAAGTACAACCTGTTAGGGAGTACACTAATCATCAGGGAGAACCCTGTTGGGTCGTAGAGGTCGCTTTGGAAGACGGGCGTAGTAGGCAAGTCACAATGAAGAGTCCTGAGCGATGGAAGGAAGGCATGACGGTAGTCGTGAAGAAGGAGTGGGATGACAAGATGGGCAACCCTATGATGTCATTAGATAAGCCGTTGTCAGAGCGAGGAGGAGGAAGCGGTGGCGCTCCTCGTTATCAGCAGCGAGGCAACGATGCTACTCAACAGCGCATCGGTTCTCAATGGGCTATCAACTCAGCTATTTCCTTCATCAACACCTGTCACCCGAACAAGGAGGCAGTAGATATTCCTGAGTTGAAAGAGTACGCTAAGTCGCTCATACGTATGCGAGAAGAGTTAGTGGAGTACACGAAGGAAAACGGACATGGATAAGCCGCTCAAGAAGTGGATAGTACACACCTATGGTTCTCAGCGTATCCTCGCTGAGGACTTGGGTGTCACTACTATGACCATTCAGAATTGGGTTAACAAGAACCCTGAAGGGCTTCTAAAGCACGTTCCCTCACTCAGGCTGAAATCACCTGACGAGATGATGACCTTAGTAGAAGCCATTGTCAATCAGCAGAGGGAGATACTCAAAGAGATGAGGAAATGAAGAGGGACTACTATTTCAATTCAGACATAGCTTGTAGGTACGGGGTGGATGGGGCTATCATGCTCCACCACCTCGCCTATTGGTGTCATCACAACGAAGTGCATGGAGAGAACTTTCGTGAGGGTCGCTATTGGACATACAACAGCGCTACAACCTTCAGGCAGTTCTTCCCCTTTTGGAGTGCTGACCAAATCAGAAGAGTCCTGAGGAATTTAGAGAGTGCTGAAGCAATCATCGTGGGTGAGTTTAACCGCATGGCTACAGACCGCACGAGATGGTACTCTATTGCTCCTGAGGTAGCGAGAGTGTATGAGATGAGCAGACAGCAAGGTGCATCAGGTGATACCGCCAAATCGAGTTTGGTGAATGACAAAATGCAAGTTGCCGTTCGCCAAGACCATTACCAAGTAAAGAACACAAGTAAGGAACTCAGTAAAGAACTCAGTTATGAAAACCTTCCCTTCCAAGATGATGAAGAGTTTAAGAAGGCATGGAGTGAGTTCGTGCAGCATAGGAAGTCCTTGGGTAAGAGCATGACTCCGCTTGCGCAAAAGAAACTTGGTAACGTACTTAGCAAAGCGTGTCGCGGTGACGTGAGCATAGCAATATCATTAATCGACAAATCAATAGGAAATGGATGGACAGGAATCTTCCCTGACAAACAGGGAGCAAAACCGAGTTACGACGTTGACAGCCTCAAGTCTTGGGCTACTCAGCATTGAGTACAAAGAGATTATGCGGAACATGACTCCCAAGAAAGCATGGGAGGAAGGCACTAATATAAAGACAGCACTAAGGGTTAACCCGAGCGTTGTCAAGGCATGGTTAGCCACGCGATTAGCAGAGTGCGTTCAAGCCATAGGAGAAAAGCGTTCGCTATATGAAACCGAGCAACTCACAGATGCGTGTGATGCAATCATAGAAGAGTTCCCGACACTCAAGATGGAAGAGATAGCTTACGTGTTCAGGCAACTCAGTAGAGGAAAGATATTGCCTGACCTGTATGGCTCTTTCCTGACCCGTGACCTGATGGAGGCGTTCCGTAAATACGAGGGTGAAGTCCGCGCACCGATGTTAGAGCGTAGTCATGAGGTTCAAGTACCCCGTTCATGGGAAGACAGGACTTCAGAGAAGTTGGCACGAGAGGCGTTCAAGCCCATCGCGTTGACAGAGCAAGATATGAAAGACATTGAAGGATGGCGAGAGGATTAAACACCCGAAGCAAGATAGTCGCAGCATTGGACAAGGAGTTCTCAATATGGGTTCGCCTGTCCTCTGCTGACGATTATGGCAACATCAGATGTTACACGTGTGGTGAGCGACGACATTGGAAGAAGTGTGATGCAGGTCACTTCCAAACAAGAGCCAAGTACAGCACCCGATGGGATAAGATGAATGTCAAACCGCAATGCAAGAAATGCAACATGGTGAACGGAGGACAGCAGTATAAATTTGGCAAAAGGCTTGACCAAGATTATGGAGAAGGGACAGCCGATTCTGTGCTTGCGAAAAGCAATCAGACAGTCAAGTTTTCAGACGATGAACTGCTGTCAATCTTGGCTGAAATCAGGGTTAAAAACAAGGCACTTTTGGCAGAATGGTAGAATTAACGTGAAGCCACTTTTTCTCCCTTCTCAGCAATTTTACCTGTTTTGGTAACGGAGTTGTTCAAAGAGAAACGAACGTTAAAACTCCTACATAGGCTAGCCTCAGAGAGCCACATTTTTTGTCGTACCTTGTGCGCGTTGTGACTGTGAATCAATACCTTGAACGCAACTATTCTGTGCTGATGGAGATGAGCAAAACCATCACGAAGAACCGATACCCCGACCATGAAGAATTGTGTCAAATCACCTGCGTGATTCTCCTCGAAGCAGACCCTGTTCGTATGGAGAATCTCATTGCAAAAAAGCAGATGAGGTATTGGTGCGCACGTGTCATGATGAACCAATATAACAGCAGCACATCACCTTATCATTACACATATCGCAAGAAGATTCAGACTAACAATCGCGCTCAAGAAAGTGTGAAGTCTTGGATGCATGAGATGACAGATGAAGAGTGGGATGAGATGCATACTAAAGAAAGTTTGCATACCTTCGTCGATGAGCAGTTGGCAGACATGCCATACTTTGAGAGGATGTGTACTCTCATATATTATGAGCATGAACATAGCTTGAACACCTTGGCGAAGGAAACGGGCATCAGCAGAACGACACTTTACAAATCCATAAAACACACGCGCAATGCCATCAAAGAAAAGTACAAAGAAGAAGCCTGAGCCGAAAGGACTAGGAGACAAGATTGAGAAGTTCACAGAAGCCACAGGCATCAAAGCAGCAGTTAAGGCTGTGTTTGGAGAGGACTGCGGATGTGATGAGCGCAGGAAAGCGCTTAACCGCATATTCCCTTCATTAACGAAATTCAACGACAATCAGAAGGCGAGATATGAAGAGTATGTGCTACCGTTTCGTGACCAAGAGTTTGGTGAAGTTCCCGCAAGAAACGCGAAGGCGATGGGTAACCTATACTATGAGATGACAGGCAAGAATGAGAACGTTTCAGGCTGTGGCTCCTGCCTCAAGACAGTAAAGAAAGCATTAGATAAAATATACCTATTCTGCGATGAAGAAGATAGCACTAAGTAAGGTCAAGCCTAATCCCGAAAACCCACGGGTAATTACAGAAGAGAAGTTCGGTGAACTGAAGCAGTCACTAATCGACGCTCCTTGGATGATTGAACTCAGACCACTAACAGTAGATGAAGACTTCATGCTGTTAGGCGGTAACATGAGGCTACGCGCATTGACAGAGATAGGCTACAAAGAAGTCCCCGTTCAAGTAGCTAAAGGTTTAACCGATGAGCAGAAGAAAGAGTTCATCATCAAAGACAATATCTCGTCAGGTAGTTGGGATTGGGATATGTTAGGCAATACTTGGGATGCAGTACAGCTTCGTGAGTGGGGTCTTCATGTATGGACACCCGAGGTAGATGTTGATTACAGCATACTTGACACGGAAGAGTTCTCAGGATTAGACGAGCGTGTTGATGAGATTGTAGACGCAACGACGAAAGCCATACAGATTAACTTCCTGTTAGCTGACTTTGATGAGGCATACAACCTAATCAAGGTCGCTAAAGAAGAAGGTTTTGATGTGGCTACTGCCGTACTTGAACTATTAAGGAATGCGGTGGGGGAATCTGCTCAATGAGGTGATGCCCGTAGAGGAGCATGGAGGAATGCTCTTCAAACGAGATGACAAGTTCGCGCCACGAGGTTACGGAAGTATCAACGGGGCTAAACTGAGGCAATGCATATACCTCGTTGACAAGTGGGTGAGAGAAGATGGATGTACAGGCGTTTCATCAGGCTCAGTCAGTCAGTCACCGCAGCACATATTCATCGCAGCGATATGTAATCACTACAACATCCATTGCTATGTAGTTACGGGTGTCGCTGACCCAATGAAGCACAAGTACCTGAGGATGGCTCACGAGGAAGGAGCGACTATATCGAGGAGCAAGGTAGGGTACGCAGCAGCTTGTGGCGCAATCGCTAAGAAGAGTGCCGAGAAGTGGGAAGGCTTCAAGTACCTCGAAACGAACATCACCTTAGACTCAAAGAAGAACTATTGGGGAGACATAGAGGCGTTTCATCGTGTAGGCTCGCTTCAGTCAGTAAACATACCTGACCATGTGACGACACTAATCGTCCCTTGCGGTTCATGCAACAGTATCACGAGCATCTTGTATGGCTTAGTACAGCATCCGCGTCCTAACCTTGAACGCATCGTGCTGTTGGGTATTGGAAACATCGGTAGCAAGAACATAGAGTACGTCTATGAACGGCTCTTCAAGCTGTGTAAGGTTGTAGACATCGACATCAGAGGTCTGTTCAACTTCAAGGGAGAGCAAGACTATCAGTATGAGATAGAGCATCACGACCTGAATGGCACAGGGTTCTGCAAGTACACCGATGAATTTAGAGAGAGGATAGACACTATCGAGTTCCATCCGCGTTATGAGGGTAAGTGCATCAGATACATGAAGCAGAACCTTCAACATTACATGAACATGAACACCCTGTTTTGGATAGTAGGGAGCGACATCAAATGGTAGATTACAGATTACCTGAACATAGGCGTGAAACGTTCCTCAAGTTTTACGAGTATCACCTCCGTAACAGAGGACACGCAGGTGCGGTTTATTATGTTTTCCCTTACCTGTTCGATACGCTGAGAATGCATGACGAACAGAGGCTGTGGTTTGCGTTCATTAACGGATGTACGCAGCACCCGATTACCACCTACATGATATGGAAGGAGTTCCCGAACCTTGAGCAAATCAACATCAAGATACTTGAGGAGTGGTACGAAGAGAATAGGACTCAGCTTCCCTTCGATACTGACAGGCGGTACACTAGAACCAAGTTCGTTCATGCGGTTAAGAGTTACCTGAATGCCTTGCAGGGACAATCACAACGTACATACTTTACGGACTTGTGTGACGGTGATGAGCATCACAACTTCAGACAGGTGTGGGAGCAGGTAATCAATCGCTTTGAAACCTTCGGAAGACTCAGCACCTTCAGCTACTTAGAATACTTGAGGCTAACAGGACTTCAGCTTGACTGCGACCAACTATTCCTCGATGACATCTCAGGCAGCAAGAGCCATCGTAACGGACTATGCAAGGTCATGGGTAGGGATGACCTCGATTGGTGGAAGCAGGACAAGGTGGATTACACAGAACACTTAGGGTGGCTTGAGCAGGCAGGGAAAGACCTCTTAGCTGAAGCCAAGGAGCGAATCGACCACCCTGATGTCAGCTACTTCACCCTCGAAACGACCCTATGCTGTTACAAAGGATGGCACAGGGTCAACAGGCGATACCCTAACGTTTACAATGACATGTTCCATGACCGCATCAGGAAGGCAGAACGGCTATACCCTGATGAAGACCTCAGCTTGTTTTGGAAGGCAAGGAAGTGGGCACTACCCAAACACCTCAGACAAGAAGACAACCCTCTTGACAAGGGTCTATGTAAGGAAAAGCAGAACCACTATCGACACACAGGAGAGGTAATCATGATGGAAGAAGAAGGATTCAAGGTGAGCAGTAAGCCGTGGCACAGGAAGTGCGTACTGATAACGGGCTGCTGTGGAGTGGGAAAGACATGGACGATGAAGCAGCTACTGACACCTGACGACAAGGCGTTTAAATTAGGCAAGTTTAACTTCCATGAGAACGATGATTGGATTGTAGTCGGCAAGTATGACGGCAGCACCTTCGAAGGGAGTGACCGCCTGAGCATGAGCGTGATGACAGACCTCAACAAGATGCTTGCATACATAGAGAAGAAAGGCAAGTTAGCCGTGTTCGAAGGAGACCGCTTCAGCAATAGCAAGTTCATCGCAAAGGCAGACCCTGTCATCATCAATATAGAAGGTGATGGCGCAGAGGGTCGGAACAAGCGAGGCTCGAATCAGTCTGAGCGCCATTTAAAGAGCATCACAACACGTGTAAGCAACCTGCCTAAGCACACGATAGCAAAGAACTCTTCAGTTGCTCTAAACCACCTTAAAATGCTTCTATGCGAACACTCGAACTCCACCAAGTAGAACACGATAAAGAGATGGGCAAGGACTGTCCTTTCATTGAGCCTAACGTATTCGATGACTGTCTCCTCACAGAGGAAGGGAAACCCATCGGTATGTACATTCGTGACATATCTAAATATGACAAAAAGCTGACACAGCTTCTGAGCATCGCCAACAAAGAGTTTAGGAGCGACAGAGTCCCTAAGCAGTTTTTAGACAGGCAGCAAGCGATAGATGCAGCCAATGAGGCAGGCATTCCCCTCAGTAAGTTTCGGGCTATGGACGGAGGGTGCAGTCAGTACAGCACGATACTCGGCTCAGTACCGAAGAACCCTCGCCTAAGAAGAATGTTTAACGGGTACAGCAGCGCACACACAGAGCCTAAAGCAAAAACCTTCATGAAAGCAATGATGGGATGCTCACAGATAGGAATGCTCCTCATCAAACAATTAGCCCCTGACCTCTATGGAACACAGATGAACGCAATCAAAGACGTTGAAGACAAGTGGCGATACGGCAAGTACTTCACGAGCAGCATCTCCAACTATAATATAAGCGCACCCTATCACAGAGACTCACGTAACATCGTGGGTAGCCTAAACATCATCTACACCAAGAGAGCAAACAGCGAAGGAGGATGCCTCAATGTACCTGAGTATGGAGCAACGTTTGAGCAACCTGACAACAGCCTCCTCGTCTATCCCGCATGGAAGAATATGCATGGCGTAACACCCATCAAAGAACACGCAGAAGGAGGGTACAGGAACAGCCTCATCTTCTATTCAATCAAAGCATTCCTCAATGACAAAGCCTGACATATCGGACACAGTAAAAAAGAGGCTCTTAGAAGCACTTGAAGCATCACTCGGTGTTGTCACTACCGCATGCAAAGCCGCTAAGGTGAGCAGGGACACACACTACCGATGGATTAAAGAAGACCCGTTATACGCAGCAGCCGTTCAAGAGCTGTCTGATGTAGCTGTAGATTTCGCTGAGAGCAACTTGCATAAGCTAATCCAAGAGGGTAACCCATCAGCCACTATCTTCTACCTCAAGACTAAGGGCAAGAAGCGAGGCTACGTGGAAACAACAGACATCACCACAGGAGGAAACGCGCTAAGAGAACCAACGTGGTTTGACCAAGTGCTGAAGGAACAGAAGTGAAGCAACCCACCACATACTATAACGTCAAGGAGAGCCGAGCCAAGATACAGATTCATCAGGGAGGCACACGTAGTGGCAAGACATACAGCATCATCCAAGCGCTATGCGAGTTCTGCTTCTACAACCAAGATGCGAGGTGGACTATTACTGTGGTTAGGAAGACCTTTCCCTCACTCAGAGCATCCGTCCTGAGGGACTTCCTGAGTATCCTTGAGAGCCAAGATTGGTATGACGTGACTAAGCACAACAAGAGCGACAACACCTACTTCCTTTTCGGTAATCTCTTTGAGTTCATCAGCGTAGACCAACCGCAGAAAATCAGGGGTAGGAAGAGGAACGTTCTATTCATCAATGAGGCAAACGAACTCACGTTAGAAGATTGGCGTCAGCTAATCCTCAGAACGACTCACAAGGCTATCATAGATTACAACCCTTCAGACGAGTTCTCTTGGATATACGACCACCTCCTGCCAAGGGATGATTCAGAGTTCTTCAAGACTACATATAAGGACAACCCTTACCTAAGCCAAGAGGTAGTGGACGAGATAGAACGCCTCAAGGAGACAGATGACAATTATTGGCGTGTCTTTGGCTTGGGGGAACGGGGTGTGAGCATGACTACCATCTTCACGAAATGGGAGGAAGAGGAAGTCCCTGAAGGAGCAAGGCTTGTTGCCTATGGCTTGGATTGGGGATACACGAATGACCCGTCTGCTCTCATCGCTGTGTACGCGAAAGGACATGACCTGTGGATGCACGAACTGCTGTACAGAACGGGCTTAACGAACCCTGACCTCGTGATTGAGATTCGCAAGCATATTGCGGAGGGTGACAGGACTGAAATCATCGCTGACTCAAGTGAGCCAAAGAGCATCGAGGAACTCTTCCGTCATGGGCTGAATTGTAAGCCAAGCAAGAAGGGCGCTGACAGCGTTCGCATCGGCATAGACGTGATGAAGAGACACAGGCTGAGGGTAACCCCGACAAGCACCAACCTCATCAAAGAACTGCGTAACTACAAGTGGATACAAGACAAGAACGGGCGTACCTTGAATCAGCCTGAGCAGAACGGGTATGACCACGCTATCGACGCTGTGCGTTATGTTTGCCTGAACAAGCTAACGAAGAACTTCTCAGGACAATACGCAATCAGATGAAACTCACAGTACCCACCTCGCCTGCTGACATTACCGTGAAGACCTTCGAAGCCTTTCACTTAGCGGAGGGTGAGATAGCTCAAATATCAGCTCTTCTCGGCATAGAAGAGAGCGTAGTGAAACGACTCGATGTGGACAGCCTTGAACGCATCATGGATGTGTTGGTTGCATTAGAGCGAACAGACGCAGAGGAATACCCCCTTGTTAAGTGGACAGAACTCAGAGGAGAAGAGTACGGGCTACATCCTAATCTTGACTCCCTTTCGTTAGGTGAGTACATCGACCTTGAAACGGCATGCTCTGACATCTTCTCCAACCTGCCTAGCGCCATGTCCATACTCTATCCGAAAGTTAAAGAGAGGCACGGAGAGCGTTACTCAGTTCATTCCTACGACCCTGACCGCAGCAAGGAAGCGTATCAGGATATGCGAATGGACGTTGTGTTTGGAGTGCTTGCTTTTTTTTTGCGTTTAGGGATAGGCTTCTCGATGAGTTTAGCCCGCTCTTTGGAGGAGGAGAAGAAGGAGACGCAAGCCCCATCACAGCTAAGTGGGGTTGGTACACAACAATCTACCATCTTGCAGGGGGGAATCTTCTCAAGATTGAAGAGGTTACTGAGGTAGGAGTTAGGGAAGCGTTCACGTTCTTGTGCTACGAATTGGACTTAGATATAGCTAAGAGAAACAAGGACATCCTATGACTGAAACCAACCTGTTCACGATAGCCAAGGCATTAGAAACGTTCGCTACCTCGCACAAGCAGATTAATGCCTATCAGTTCGGTCCGATGGACGAAGCAGACATCGCTAAGCTGTCAGCAGACAAGCACCCGTTGTTACACGTTACCTGCATGGGGGTCAGCTTGGACGAAGGTTCTGTGGCTCTTGACTTCGATATTCTCGTTGGCACGATGCAACCACCTGACCTCGATTCACGAGCTAACGTACTGAGCAATATGCTCTACATCTTCAAGGACGTAATCGCCTTCTTGAAGCACCATGACTCTGAAAGCAATTTCGTGAGCAGAGGAACGCTCTCTCTTCCTGTGGACGCAGACTCGTTTGTGGTCAAGTTGGACAGCATGCTCGTGGGTTGGCAAGGACAGGTGACCCTCACCTTTGACAGCCTCAACAACCTTTGCTTAGTTCCTGACTGATGGCTATCACGACGACTATTGATGGCATACAGATTGAGTGGGTCAAACTCGAAGCGGAGATGAAGCGCGTAATGAGGTTATGGCGAAGGAATGCGCAGGCGAAGCTGAGGCGAGAAGACAAGAACAGCACAGGCGCTCTGACACGTTCTATGAAGACCATCATCACGCAAGAGAACGGGCAACTAATCGCAGACATCACACCTAGGTTGAATTATTGGCAGTTCGTGGACGGGGGCGTGCGGGGCGCTCACACAAGCCCGTATGCGAGGCAAGGAGAGAATCCATCAGGCGGTACACCCTTTCGATTCAAGGACAAGAAGCCTCCTCTGAATGTCATCAAAGATTGGATGAAGCAACGGGGTATCAAGAATAGAGATTCTAAGGGGCGTTTCAAGCAGGGAGATGGACTTGCTTACGCCATACAGAATGCAATCTTCAGCAGGGGTATCAAGCCAACGTTCTTCCTGTCAGACACAGGGAAGCGGATAGAGGCGAAATACGCTAACTCCATCGCTACGGCATACGCTGAGGACTTCGGGGAAGCGATAGCTAAATACATAGACGACAACCAAGCAGAGTAATCATGGCATATTCAGTAGAGCAATCACCAACGACGACAGACGTTCACAGCACACAATACCCTATCGTGTTTCGGCTCAAGGATTCAGCTTACACAGGAGCGAAGTACAGGTACGTTGCTGAGGTAACGATAGATGGCGCGGTTAGGGCTGTGATTAAGCTGCCACCGAACGCGGCAGGAACGGCAACGATTGACGTGTCACGGATATGTGATGACTTCCTTGCGTACTGCGTGGATGGACTCAACAATGACTCGGTTCATCAGATAGACCCTGATGGCGTTCTCGCTCAGTCAGGACAAACGCCTATCAGACAGGCGACAGTTCGTGTAGGTAAGAGCGTAGCATCAAGTGCGAACGTAGCACCAACCATCAGCTACCTTGAAACGCACTACTTCCTGTTCGCTCTCTTCGCAGGTGACCAAGCACACAACACACGCTCGACAACGACCTATCTGCGCAATCTTGAGATAGCTAATTGGCAGATGGATGCTATCACGAAGTCAGCACTTACAGAAGCGCCATTCCAAACGGGTCTTACGTCAGGTGACGCAGCAGGCACGAGGTACTTCATCAACTACGCGACCTTGAACGATTACGCTGTTCTTAGCGCTTGGTATGCGAACAACAGTGGGGGTAACAGAGACGTAGATTCGTTGTGGGAAGACATCAAGGTCAGAGGTGTCAAGAGAGACGGGACTATCACCAACGATACAATAGATGTTGAAACGAACATCGGTGTGTCAGCAGGTGGCGTTTCATCAGACGAGCAGATGTGGGTGAATGTAGGAGTCGGTCCGAGGAACTTCACATCATGGCTTACAGGCACGAACCTCAAAGTAGCCTTAGCTGCAGATGATGTTCTATACTATGACATCACCTTCATGAACGGGCTAACTGAAGTGTCAGGAAAGCACAGGTACATCATACAGGACAACGACTGCTACAACGGCTTGCCTGTTCGCCTCGCTTGGGTCAATCGAGCAGGAGGATGGGACTACTACAGCTTCCGCAAGAAGAGGGTTGTGAACATGGAGGTTACACGACAGCAGTTTGAGCAAGATTCAGGTAATTGGAACGAAGATGCAGCCTATGTGAGAAACATGGGATACACGGGAGGCAAAACGAATCACCGAGTGAGCAACACACAGGTGGTCGAGATTAACACCGATTGGATAAAGGAAGAAGACAACGCTCTAATAGAAAGCCTCGTCACCTCTCCCCTCATACACCGCATAGACCAAGACGAGAATATCACCCTCCAAACGACTATTGAGAATGTTCAGATAAGGCAAACGAGTTACGTCGAGAAGACGAGTCGGAATGACAAGCTGATTCGTTATTCTTTCACCATCGAAAGCAGCAAGAAGAACGTAGTCCGATGATTCAATTAGTAGCATACTCTCAAGGCTCTGATACGCCAACGTTCTTGGATGTGACTGAAGCAACGGCTGTGACCCTTCAGATGGAGTTCGCAAACCCTGCTGAACCATTCACCCGAAGCAGCACTTACAGCACTACGTTCACCGTACCCGACACACAGAAGAACAGCGCGTTCTTTTCTCATTACTATGACGCTAATATAGCTGATGGAACGTTCGATGCAAGGGTAAGGACGAGATGTAACATATTGGATGACGGGGCGCTTGTGATGGAGGGCTTCCTTCAGATGCTTGGACACAGCACGAAGAGCAGAACGTTTCAGGTGTCTGTTGTAGGGGGTGCAGGCGACTTGTTCAGCCGTCTTGCAGACATCGCACTAGGAGACATTTTCGACGCTGACTATGACGTTGTTCCGAGCCCTTCTAAAGTGATTGACTCATGGACACTCACTAATGACGTAAGCGCAGGTTCGGTTGGAGCAGGACTGATTGTATTCCCTTATATTGATTATGGGAACTCTGACGGGAACAGGCTCTTCTATGATGAGGGCGTTGCTGATGGGGTCGCTGCTCCCAACTACGTCAGGGCATATCATTTTAAGCCTGCGATGCAGGTGAAGCATATGATTGACAAGGTTGTTCAATATGGAGGAAAGACAATTGAATCCACCTTCCTTAGTACGAGTGATTTCGAGAGTTTGTACATGACGTACAACACGCAGGCTGTAAACCCGATTACCCGACCTCTGTATGGAGCGAAGAGGTACAGCACCTCGAACATAGATATTTCTGACGCAACAACGTTTCATTACGTCCCTTTCTTGAACATCACAGGCGACGACTTCTATGACCCTGACGGCTTCATGACTACGGGTGATTTCGTCGCTCCTGCGCAGATGAACGCAACCTTTAATGTTTCACTTCAGTTCGCCAACGCAGGTAGCACACAGGGTTATGTGGATGTCATGGTGACTAGGGCTACCAATGAGGTTCATCAGCAATCATACATCGTACCTGCTGCAGGGGGTGTAATGACCTTCTCTGTGAACAACATCTTCATTGATAACGGAGAGGCTGTTCAGGTACACGTGTTGGGCGGAACTAACCTTAGTGTTGTGGGCGGAGTGCAGACCTTCTTGCGCTTCGTCGAATATAATGCTCCGTCTTCTTTTGCCGCTATAAACACGTCATCGGCTCTTCCTAATGTGAAGGCTGCTGATTGGCTCAAAGAAATCGCTAAGAGGTTCAACCTCGCGATAGTGAGTAAGAATAACGAGCCTGACGTCTTGCAGATAGAGCCTCTGAATGACTACCTGCTCTCAGGAACGAATCGTGATTGGACGGCTAAAGTAGACCATAGTCAATCATTACAGGTTAAGCCGACGACAGAGCTGAAAGTTAAAGACCTCGTCTACTCAGACGGCATAGATGAAGACCACGTCAATCAATGGTACAACACAAGGATAGGAGGGGTTCTTGGAACCTATACCTACTTGACAGAAGATGCGTTTGCGACAGGCGCTTCTGATACCGACAGCATGATGGGCGCTACAGGTATGCTTCCTATTCCTTCAGTAGACCCTGCCAACCAAGGGTTGACAAACGTTGCGATACCGATGCTATACGGCATGAAAGATGGCGTGGCAGAACCTGTCAACCACAAGCCCCGTTTATTGTTTTACAACGGGCTGCACAGCATAGGGCACACCTTCTATATCGGTAATACAGCGCACACCTCTTACCCTCACTTTAGCCCCTTCTCAGACAGGGTTGTTGGGAGTGACACATCGAGTGTGCTTTGGAGAGATAATTACAGGTTTAGCTCAGCGGTAATAGGAAGCACTTTCTCCACAGGTTTAGTTGAGAAGTATTGGTCGGCTTACTTGAGAGAGATATACTCTAAAGAGGCACGGCTCATGACTTGTAGCCTCGTGCTGAACACAAGTGACGTTTATAACCTGAGTTTTGCTGATACCATTACAATTAAGAACACGGAATACAGGCTCTTGTCTGTGCGTGGTTTGAACGTTGCTAAGGGAGGCACTTGTACGGCAGAGTTGTTGAAGGTTGTTCAGTCTAGTGTAACGCACATCACCTTTGACCAAGAGTGTGAAGACAGCATAGATTCTTTCAACGCAGATGGAACGACATCGTGGGTGGACTCTTCAGGTGCGAGTGTGAGCGCGAACGAGGACTGCTGTCGCGCAGCAGGCTATCAGTTTTCCAACGGGCAATGTTGGTGGAATTTCAGCGATACAGGAGGGACAGACTCAGGGGGCTTCGGAGGCACGTCAGCACCCTCATCGACTTCCACAGGGGACAGCGTTAAGCCAATAGTAGTTCCGCCAACTACGGCTATCGAAAAGTCCTCAGCAGGAGGAACACGTTTCCCTTACGCCTTGGGAACAAAGGGCATGACCTCTCGCTCTTCTTTCTTCAGTACAGTCCAAGAACAGCACTACATCTTGCAAGGCGTGTCTAACAGCACGGCGGCGGTGTCGTTGAATCCGTATGGAAGGTCAACGAGTGGAATCATCCTACCTAGGATGGCTCAATCTACGATAGAGGTAGAGGTGATTGGAACAGACATTGCAGGGACAGTAGACCCTATTGGAGATTACTGCGTGACTCGAAAGGTGTTCGTCGCCACACATACTACGTCAGGATTGGTCAGGAATCAAACAGACGAAACGGTATATGAGTACAAGACATCAAGCAGGGCATCACTACCTACCATCACACTATCAGCAGTCGCAGGAGAGGGAGATTACTCAGGTATTCAGAGTACACTTGAAATCAAAGCAACGGGCTTAGCTGACACGATAACCACATGGACAGCGCAGGTGACGATGCTCGTTACAGACCTCGGAGGAGCGCGCATGATACAGGATGCAATCGTGACTGAAGACCATCAACTAATCGAAACTGAAAACGGCTTAGTATGTATAACAGAAGGATAAGCGAGTTCGCAAAGAAGATACCCGAAGTGATACGCGTCGGCTCTCATGTTCAAGAGTGCAAGACAACAGATGACCTTCACTTCTATGGTTACTATGAACACACAGGGTGGAAGAAGTTCTTCAAGAAAGTCAACTTAGGAATCAAGCAGTATGTCAACAGAAGTCAAGGTTAACCTCACAGTAACGGGAACGGAACAAGCCACTAAGTCTATCGACAAGGTGGATGACGCTACCAAGGGTCTTGAGGGTAACGTCGATGCTGCGACAGGTGCGCTCGACAAGATGACGGGTGGAGCTGTGTCGGGCTTCAAGAATATGGTCAAGGGGGTTAAGGGGGTCATCATGGGGATGAAGGGTTTTAGAGCAGCCATGATAAGCACGGGCGTTGGTGCGTTAGTCGTGGCGGTTGGTTCGCTTATCGCTTACTTTACACAAACGCAGCGAGGAGCAGAGAAGCTAGAGGTGGCAATGTCTGTGCTGAAAGGGGTGACGCAGGTTTTGACAGACAACGCGATAGCTTTAGGGGAGAGTATCTTCAATGCGTTCTCTAACCCGAAGCAGGCGCTGATAGACTTCGGCTCTGCACTCAAGCAATACGTTACAGACAAAGTCAATGCGGTAATACAGATGTTTGGACTTCTTGGTAGCGCAGTCAAGAAGGTGTTTGAGCGCGACTTTGAAGGTGCGATGGAAGATGCGTCATCAGCATCAGAGATTTTCTTCAATGAAGCTAACATCTTGAAAGACGTTGGAGAAGCAGTTGTAGATACGTTCAAGAATGTTGCTGAGAGTGTAGGGGAAACAACCAAGAGAATAAAAGCGAATGCCACCGCAGCAAGTGACCTTGCCAAGGCTTCGATTCAACTCAGGAAAGACCAAAGGAAGCTACGTGTTGAGTTCGCTGAAGGCAGAGCGCAGTTCAAGGAATACAACATGATAGCGGAAGACCTTAACGCTACCTTGGAAGACCGCCTCGTTGCAGCGCAAGCAGCGATTGATATTGAGCAGTCGTTAATGGCTGAGAGGCAACGGGTGGCAGCAGAGGAACTCCGCATACACAAACAGACGATGGCTCTCGGTGAGAACACCGAAGAAGACATGGAGCGCCTCACAGAGTTAGAAGTTGCTCTTATTAATATCAGAGAAGAGTCAGCCGAACGTCAGACGACCATCAACAACAAGCTGAACATCATCCGTAACCAAGCAGCAGCGGAAGCGCAGAAGCTGTCGGATGAAGAGCAGGCACTCCTCAAGCAACAGGAGGATGCTTATCAACTTTACCTGCAAGCCGTTCAAAGCGCACAGGACAACGAAATCGACGCGGTTAACGCCAAGTATGACAAGCTGTTCGATACGTTAACCCTCGCAGGTCAAGAAACGGCAGGCTTAGTTGAGAGGCAACAAGCAGAAGTTGCAGCGATAACAAAGAAGTATTTAGACAAGGAAGTACAGGATACGAAAGATGCAGAAGACAAGAAGCGAGCAGCAAGAGTCAAAGGAGTCCAACAAGCGTTGCAAGTCGGGCAAGCCTTTATGTCCTTCATGCAAACTCAGAATCAAGCAGGAGAAGAGGCAACCGAAGAAGCACAGCGACAAGCCTTCGAGCGAAGCAAGAAGTTGCAGATTAGTGGAGCGTTAATGAGCATGGCAAGTGCCATTATTGGTGCTTTGGCTGCGCCACCTGTTGGACTTGGTCCGACACCTGCAGGTTTTGCCGCAAGCGCAACGGCTGCTCTGATGGGTGCTGCTCAGATTGCAACAATCAAACAACAGCAGTTCAATTCAACAACATCAGGAAGCGCCGAATCGCCACAGATGACACGTGCGCTTGTGCCTGATAATTTGCCTGTCGCTGACACGACACCCACGCTTGAAAACAGGCAGGCGGAAGAGCCGATGAGAGCGTATGTTGTAAGCCAAGAAATCACCTCACAACAGCAGCTCGATGCTGCACTTTCACACCGCAGCCAACTATGAAAAACTGCCTCTCTCTGAGTACCCCCGCTAGGAATTTTAACGTTCATCTTTCTTTGAACAAGAGCGTTACAGATATAGGCTAAATTCATTCTCGCTAGCGAAAACACCCTTCAGGATTAAATAGAGATTTCCATGAAATTAGTAGAATTATTACTCGACGACGCACTTGAAGACGCAGGTATTCAGGCAGTTTCCTTGGTCAAATTTCCTGCCATCGAAGAGAACTTTGTCTACTTCAACAACCACACTCAGTACATACTTGCGCAGGCAGAAGATGACAAGAGATTGTTGGTTGGTCCTGCGTTGATTCCTGACAAGAAGATACTGCGTGTGGATGAATTTACAGGTGAAGAATATGAGGTGTTCTTCAGCGCAGAAACGATTCGGCTGATTGCAGATAAGTATATGCGTGACATGAAAACCAACGAGGCGACTTACGAGCATGACTTCGAAATCGGTGATGTCACGGCTGTGGAGTCATGGATAATTGAAGACGAGAAAGCTGACAAGAGCGCACTCTACAACTTCAAACTTCCTGTTGGAACATGGATGCTCTCAGTAAGGGTGAACAACGAGAAGGTGTGGGGACAGGTGAAAGACAAAGACGTTCGTGGGTTCAGTATTGAAGGGTTCTTCGTAGACTCTCTCATCAACGCAAGCAAGCAAGACAGGAAGCCGTGCCCTAACTGTCCTGATGACCCTGAGCAGCTAAGGCAATTACAGAGCATCGTTCTTGAAGAGATGAACCCTCTGTTCCTAATCGAAGGACAACCTGTGTTTGCGACAGCAGAGGAAGCCGAACTATATGGAGAGTTGTTCTTGCAATGTGTGGGGCATCATGAGATGGACTTTGAAGATGAGGTTCTGTATATGCCGTGTGAGAGTCACAGCGAGTATCCAACGAAGCTAAAGGACACACCTTGTTGGGAAGGTTACGAGATGATTGGCTTCAAAGAGAAGAACGGCAAGCGTGTCCCCAACTGCGTCCCTATCAAAGCAGAGGCAGTAGAGCTAGAGTCTTTCAGCGACTATGGCGAAGGTGTTCGCAACAATGCGAAGCGAGGCATAGAGTTAAACGAGAAGAACGGAAACAAGTGTGCAACCCAAACAGGTAAAGTTCGAGCGCAGCAGTTAGCAGCAGGCGAAGCGATTAGTGAGGAAACGATTGGTAGAATGTACAGCTACCTCAGCCGTGCTGCTGATGATTATGACGAGGGCGATACCTCAGCTTGCGGAACGATTAGCTACCTGTTGTGGGGAGGTAAAGCCGCACTTAATTGGAGTAGGGGTAAACTGAAAGAACTAGACAAGATAGAATGATTATCAGGCAAAAGAGTAGGACTAATTTTCGGGTAGAGAAAGAAGGTAGGGAACACAACGTTCTCTTTATCTCTGATGTTCACTACGACAGCATGAAGTGTGACCGACCTCGCTTAATCAAACACTTGAATGAAGCTAAGTCGATTGGCGCGGATGTGTTCGTGTTCGGTGATTGGTTCGACCTAATGCAGGGCAAGTATGACCCAAGAGGAACATATAGCGACTTGCGACCTGAGTACAAGAGCATCACCTACCTCGACAATGTCATTGACGACAGCTACGAGTTCTTGAAGAAGCATCCGCACGTTCGGTTCTTAGGGAGAGGCAATCATGAAACGAGTATTGAGAAACGTTTGCACACATCTCCTCTTGACCGCCTCGCTTCCCTTCTGAGGCACGATAAGCATGACATTCACGTTGGTGGTTATGCAGGGTACTTGAAGTTCCACCTGATGAAGAATGACGGGAATGCACGTAGGTCAAGTTTAGTGCATTATCATCACGGATACGGGGGAAACGCAAAGCGCAGTAAGGGCGTGTTGGAGGTAGACCTTGATAGCGCGCAGTTCCCTGACGCATCTGTAATAGTAAGAGGGCATACACATCAGAAGTGGTATGTGCCGACATCAGTCGATAGGGTCAATCAAGATTTGCAAGCCTATCAAGAGAGCGTTCATCACTTGAGGTTAGGTAGCTATAAAATGCTTGGCGATAGGTTCGCAGGATGGGCGACTGAGAAAGGTTTCAACACGCCTCGTTTAGGCGGTTGGTTCGGGCGTTTCCACATGTCAGGCTCACATGAGTTACCCCGATGGGAATGGCGTGAAGCACAGTAAAAGAAACAACTAAGCGCCCGTTCTATGTAAGGGTGTAATAACTGCAGATATTATGAGTAACACAATTCTAAAAATCAGGGAGATGCTTAACCTTCCTCAGATGCGTAAGTTCTACGCAGAAGCCAAGTTAGATGACGGACGTATGGTCGTTACCGAAGCTGACGAGATGAGCATGGGAGCCGAACTATTCGTCATGACCGAAGAGGGTCAGACTGAGGAACTTCAAGCAGGAGAGTACACACTCGAAGATGGCACAATCATCAAGGTAGAAGACGGGCGTCTCTCAGCTATGGGTGATGACAACACCGATGAGATGCAGGTAGACCAAGAGAAAGAGGATTTCGAAGAAGAGGAGAAGGAAGAGATGGGCATGAAAGACAAACTCAAAGAGATTGGTCTTGAAGATGACATCGCAGAGAAAGTAATCGCTGTGGTAGAGCAGATGGGATACGGCAAGAAGAAGGAAGAGATGAGCGAAGAGGCGGTTGCTGAAGAAGCACCCGAGGTCAACTTCGTTACTCAAGAAGATTTCACGGCTTTGGCTCAACAACTGAGCGAAGGCTTCTCAGCATTGCTCTCACGAGTAGAGAAGGTAGAAGACCTTCCCGCAACCGAGGGCGTTAAGGTGACTCCTGCACCTACAGAACTTTCAGCAGCTAAACGTACTACTGCTGCGTTCGTTAACCCAACGGAGAAAGCATTGAACGATATTCTTAATTTTAACTGATAACCATGTCACAGAAGAAGTATAACTTCGACATCGACGTCCAAGCCAACACTTATGCAGGTGACTTGGCGATGCCTTACGTCACAGCAGCCATCAATGGCGCTGACACAATCGCTAAAGGTCGTGCCCGACTCATTGAAGGGGTAACACGAAAAGCAGTAATCAATAACATCGTTTCGACGAACCCGATTCAGGCAGCATCTTGCTCGCCTTCTGATGGTTCAAACACTAGCCTCTCTGAGCAGGTGTTGACGTTGAACGATTGTCAAGTTTACGAGGTCATTTGCCGCAAGACAATCTTCCCTACATGGGTAGCTGCTCAAGGCAATATGCGGCGTAACGGCGATTTGCCGCCTGCGTTCTCTGACTTCCTTCTCGCCACAGTAGCCGCAAAGGCAGGTGAGCAATTAGAGCGCCTCATGTGGGTAGGTGATGCTAACCCTGACCCTGACACTTCGATTTGGGGATTAGGGTTGTTGTCTAATGACGGCACGATTGACGAAGACGGAATCGACGCATCTGCGATGGCAGGTTTCGTTGAAGCTGACACAGGAGCAACCGCATGGGCTAAGGGTAATATCTTGGACATCTTCGCTCTCGTTTATGACGCAGCAGCAGCTAACCCTGCTTTGTTCCAACGCCCCGGAGCAGGATTCTATTGCTCTTACGAGGCGTTCGGTTTCTACTTGCAGGCTCTCGCTGAAGCAGGTTCTGACCAAGGTGTGAACATGAAGGGTACTGACCAAGCGTTCTCAGGTGTGACTTACTTGGGCTACCCTGTGTACCCAACATACGGCATCCCGAATGACAAAGACGTCATGGTATTCACATACCCTGAAAACGTTGTTGTTGGAACGAACAACTATACAGGTGATACGTCTGCAGATTTGATTCCTACGTATCAGTATGACGGCAAGGATTCAGTTGTTGTAACCATGAACTTCGCAGCAGGCGTTCAAGTAGGTGTACCTACTGACGGTGTTGTCGGATTCAACTTCACTTGATAACAGATGGCTTGTACACTAACTAGCGCAAGAGGCTTAGCCTGTAAGGATTCCGTAGGGGGTGTCAAGGCTATCTATCTCAGTGATTTTGACCCTACCTTTTTTGCGGGGATGACTATTGCAGCAGGAGAACTCACAGGCATCGACGATGCTCAAACAGTCTTCCGCTATGATGTTCGTCCTAACTCGTCAGGAATGACGGTGGAGGTAAGCAACGAAGTTGCAGGGAGCGCCAACTACAAAGCGACCTTAGAGGTTGTCTTGCATAAACTGACATCTGCAGACTCAGTAGAGTTGCAGAAGGTGATTCAGACACGCACCTTTGTGTACGTGATGGACGCTAACGATAAGGTTTACTGCATGGGCTTGGCTAATGGTTGTGTTGTAGAGGCTTCTACGATGTCCATTGGAACGGCTCGTACTGACCTTAGCGGTTACACCTTGACTATCACAGCAGAGGAGAGCGTATTCCCTCAGCAGGTCATCGCTTCTGCTGATTCATCTGAAGCTGATTATCCGTTCGATGCAGTCACAGGAACAGCCTCGTTTACTGTTACGAACCCATCATAGATTTGATTAGGGGTTGGATTAGGAAAGGGGACACTTCGGTGTCCCTTTTTTTGTCACGTTATTTGTACCTTCATATTGATAAGCATGATAGTGTTAACCCAAGGAACAAACACCCTCTCTCTGTCGCTTGGAATAGTACCTCGTGACTTGGAACTTTCTAGCTACACATGGGAAATCGTTCTGACGAGCGAAGCTACGAGGCAGGTTAAAGCCGTTCAACTACAGGCTATCTCTTGGAATGACCGAGTGTTGACGGGAACTATCTTCATCAATGTGGGAGCCGAAAACCTTTCTTCAGGTATCGTGAAATTAGAGAACCCTGAGTATCCCGCAGGGTTTTATGAGGTGTTGGTTCGAGCCGATGACGGACTAGGAGACACGCTATTAACCCACATGACCTGCTACGCTCACCTCTCACGTGTGACGGGCGAAGAAGGATACAGGGAAATCAAAGACTACACCATACCCCAAACTTACAAAGCATACGAGCAATGAGTGAAGTGAAATTCAGCCTATTCGATTTACCTATCCATGACGTACCCGTTTTTGAAGAGAAGCAAGGGAAGGACTATGTGGAATATGGACAAGCAGACGAGTACGGGACATACCTAGAACAGCTTTACCTCGGCAGTAGCATTCACGGGGCTATCGTGAATGGGGTCGGAGAGATGATATACGGGGAGGGTCTTGACGCAAAGAACAAAGACGCTAATGACGACTCTAAAGAGCAATGGGTAAAGTTAACCTCGTTAATCTCTCGTAGTGAGAAGGACATCCTAAAGAAGCTCGCTCTTGACCTGAAGCTGTACGGTCAATGCTACGTTAATACTATATGGAATCGTTCACGCACACGGATAGTCGAGATGAGACACGTTCCTGTGCGCTGTTTGAGAGCAGGCATTGCAGATTCAGATGGAGATATACCGCTATGGTATTACAAGAATGATTGGACGAAGAGAAGGGAGCAGCCCCTAGTGTACAAGAAGTTCTGTTTAGAGGATAGAGCAGAGGCTTCTCGCATCTTGCAGATTAAGCGGTACGCACCTTCGTTTCACTACTACGGACTTCCTGACTACATCGGAAGCACGGGCTATGTAGAACTCGACCAACAGATTCAGAACTTCCATCTGAACAACATCAAGAACGGCATGTTCCCTTCGATGCTGATTAGCTTCAATCAAGGCATACCGACTGACGAAGAGCAGCGTATGATAGAGGCGAAAGTCAATGACAAGTTTGGTGGTGCAGAAGGTGCAGGTAAAGTCTTGATTACATTCAATGACGGAGCAGAGAACGCCCCTACGTTTACACCCGTTCAAAACAACGGAACAGATGGTATGTATGAGTACCTGTCAAGTGAGGTGAACGGCAAGGTGTTGTCGGGTCATCGCGTCACTAGCCCGTTGCTGTTTGGCATCAGAGGTGACGGCTCAGGATTCGGTAACAACGCAGATGAACTCAGAGACAGCTACTCTTTGTTCCATCACTCAGTAGTTGTTCCTATGCAAGAGATTCTGCTTCAAGGACTACAACCTGTGTTCAGCACATTGGGCGTTTCGCTTGACCTGTACTTCGTTCCTCTGAAGCCTGCTGACTTCCTCGGGCTGTCTGTCAATGATGATGTAGACACAGGAGAGGTAGAGCGTAGCTACACAGGTATTCAAATATCTGCAGCACTTGACATCGTGTCTAAAGTAGAGCTAGGTGAGTTGAGCAAGCCGCAAGGCATTCAGCTTCTCGTGGCGATGCTTGGCTTTACCGAAGAGGCAGCAAGGGAGATGTTTCTCCCTGAAGGCACTTCAGAGCCCGCTGAAGCAACTTTCTCATCTGACGTGGTTGACGGGGTAGCGGATGGTCTGATAGACGCAGGAAGCCCCCTTGAAATGGACGGCTATGAATTGGTTGACGAAAGGAAGGTAGACTATGAACTAGAAGATGTGCGTGACAACCTACACACATTCGCTAAGGTCGTTTCAGGAGGCTACGATGGAGAGTCCAAAGATGACACGCCTCTCTTCAAGGTGCGCTATCAGTACGCTCCCCTGAAGATTAATCAAGGGAAGAAGGCAGGCTCACGAGAGTTCTGCAAGAAGATGGTAGAAGCAGCTAAGGTCTACAAGAAGGAAGACATCTTGAAGGCAGGCAAACGAGTGGTCAATGCAGGCTTCGGAGAGGGAGGCAAGAACACCTACTCAGTTTGGAAGTTCAAAGGTGGTCCACGCTGTCATCATTATTGGATGCGTCTGACTTACCTAAAGAAAGACGACGAGCGAATCAGCCGTAAACAGGCGCAGAAGATGATTAACGAAATCGACCCTGCCGAAAGAGGTCCATACCGCATCAAGAAGAACGCTCCTGAAGTTGCTAAACTACCTAATGACATGAAGCATAAAGGCTTCTCACCGAATAACCCTAACTTACCATCTGACGCGAAATGAGCAGCACAACAACAATACTCACGAGCCCCAACAGGGTCAAGGCAGACACCGCGTTAAATGACAACGTGGATGACAACATCATGTACCCTTGCATCGTGACAGCGCAAGAGAAAGAGATTCACCCCGTTCTAGGGACTAAGCTGTATGATAAGATTAAGACCCTTGTGGCGGATGGCACGATTACAGATGCAGGTAACTCTCACTACAAGACATTGCTAGACACTTACATCGTTCCCTGTCTTGTTCAGTTCTCTTTTTATGAAGTAGTGCCGAACCTACGCTTGCGATTCGTCAATAACAGCGTAGTCGCGATGGGGAGTGAGCAATCACAGACAGCAACGGCTGAAGACATCCGACCTATCTTGAACAGCGCTAATGACATCGCATCATGGTACAAGGAACGGCTCATCGAGTACCTGTGCAACAACACAGGCGTTTACCCTGAGTACACACAGAACACAGGCTCTGATGTATCACCTGACGGGCGTAACTACACCCAAGGTTTGAATGTAGATTACACTTACCCGAGGAACGCTGAGAGGCTCTTGAGAGGACTACTAGGGCTTGCATGAACAAACGTAAGAAGGCTAACATACACAGGTTAGAGAAATACCTCGAATCAAATGGCGACAAAAAAGATTACAGATTTAACCGCATTAGCGGGAGCAGACGTAGCGAGCACGGACGAGATGCACATCATCGACGTGAGCGACAATACAATGTCAGCCGACGGAACGAACAAGAAGATAACGATAAGTGACTTAGCGACTGCAGTAGGTGGTGGTGGTGGTGGTGCGGTGGATTCTGTCAATGGGGCAACGGGTGTTGTAGTTCTTGAAATGAATGATATAGATGATGTAAACGCAAGTACACCTGCTGACAACATCGTTTTATCATACGACACAGCAACAAGCAAGTATATAGCCGACACAAGACTAACTACACTTTACACCGAGTTCCGTAACGGAACTGCTGTGAACGTTTATGCTGACGGAGCAACAGCAACCCAAGGCAGGATTGAGCTGACATCTACGGGAGCAAATCTAAAGACAGGCGTAACGGGAATAGACGTTACAGAAACGAGTCCGGGGGATATTGAATTTACCGTAGCTACGGATGCAACGGGTAGCACAACGTTTACTGCGCTTCACTTAGACGGAACAACAACTGCAAACGAAGCAAATCTAATTGTTAAGCTAGGATGTTTTTTAGCCATTGAAGGTACAAGCAATGCACAGGCTA